CGTGAGTTGCGGGAGGCTGGTGCGTCGTACAGGTCCATCTGCGAGACGCTGAAGACCGAAGGGCATCCTCCGCGTGCAAACGAGTGGCATCCGGCAACGGTGTTGCGGATCCTCAAGCGGAAGTAGGCGGATCGATCTCGGCCAGCTTGTCAGCGACTCTGGCGAGTCGTCGCAACGTGGCATGATCGTAGTGCGTTAGGCTTGTTTGCAGGTGCTTGTGGCCGAGCAGCAACGAGCCCGCGCTGGCATACCCAAAATCGCCCATCATCGTCATTGCGCCATGTCGCAACTGATTCGGTGACCATCTTTCGAGTTCGACTCCCGACCTTGCTGCGCGGTCAAACGCCAGCGAGATGCGACGGGCGTAACTTTGGCTGTCGAATCGCTCATGTTGCTCGGCTTCCAACCGTTGACGCCGAGTCGCCGCCAGTCTTTCGCGACGCTTCGTGGCAGAGGGCGGTTCGTAGGCGGGTTCATTGCGTCTGTCCGCCTTTTCTTTGACGTTGTAATCTATCGCCCAACAGTGGGCGTCCACGGGTTTGAACAGATACTCGTCTTCATGTTCGGATCGGTCAATGAACTGCTGTAGTGATTCGCGAACCCTCCAGGTGAGCAGCTTGATCAGTTTCGCATTGTCGTCTCGATGAAGGTTTTTGTGATGGCAAGGAAAGTAGTACATCAGATCATCAGCACCGTTCTTCTTCGCCGTGTCACTGGGAACCAACAACAGGTCGCGAGGACGCATGATGCACACTTCGCCAGGCCGCATTCCGGCCCAAAACTGGGCGGTCACCATTGTCCGCAGTGATGGGGCGAGAAACGGAAAGAGTTTCTCTGCCTCCTGCCAGAGGACCGCCACCTTTGGAACCTTTTCAAGTACCCCGCGTTTGTTCTTCCTCAGACGCCTGACGGCGCGTAGATTCAAATCGACACGCCGACTGATCTTATTTTCGTCGTAGCACCACTGCATCCAGGTGCAGGTATCGGTCATGATTTGGTTAATCACTCGGCGGTTTTTGCCACGCTTGATGAGTTCGGTGGGAATCAATTTGAACAGTTCCGCCGTGAATTCAGTCCAATGCACATCACCGATGATCTCTATCACGAGAGAAGTCAGCCAGTTTTGTGCGTATCCTGGGATGGCAGCATCCTGGTGGTAGTCCCGTGCCCATTCGGAATACATATCTGCCAATTCCGACAGAGTGAGATCGTCCATCGAGACCGACGGCAAACCTGCCGCATCGTCAAACTCTGTTCGTTCAGATAACGAAGTGATTTTTCGATCGATCATCGTTTGACTGAATATTGCCCACCAGGCGGCATACTGTCGTTCTGCCTCGACGGGATCACTCCCAAACGGTTCACAAAGCCTCGGAGCACCCGGCCTGATTCTGTATCGCACCCGAAATTGTCCGTTCGAGAGTTGCTCGAGTTTTGGTTTTCGCATTTACCATTCCTTCCGTAGTAATAAAGCTCAACTGTCTGTAACGGTTCTGTTGTCAGGATCGTTAGCGTAACAACATGGAATACTTAACCACCTCCCTGCTAAATCACTCACCTTTTGCTGGGTTTTGAAGCGTGGTCGCTGCTAGTTCCACTCGCTCGAAAACGCATGAAGTGGTACGGGTTGGTACTAACCTGGTACGTTTTGGTGCTAAATCCGAGCCAGTCGCCGATTTATCTCTGCCCATACTTGGCCGAAATGATCGCCATTTCGACCTTCGCCATGTAGGTCAGCAGCAGATTGTTCGCTCGCGCGAACTTGGTGCCTGAGTCGACGTGAATCTCTTCCACACCGAGTTCAGTCATGGCGTCCGCAGCGGCCAGGAGAGCCACCGCGTGGCGCTGCAGGGTCTCGGCTGACTCCAGCAGCATCTTGGTGTTCACGTCGGCCCACCGCAGCTTGTTGGGCAGTTCCCCGCCTCGCGTACCGTTTTTGCTTTTTGCAACCATGGAAATCCTTTCGTTTGACCCGAGGCGTCGTGACTTAGACAACACTAGCGCCTGAGACACCTCGACAGGACGCAACCTTCGTATCGGCCCAGTCCTGCCGATTCTTTAGAAATACTAGACGGGACCGTAGACATTGCCATAACCGTTCTGTAACGTGCCTCCATCAAAGGAGGACTGCATGGCAGCCACAGAGAAAAGCGACGAACCGCGAACGTGCCTGACCTGCACACGGCCAGGCATACGGCGAGGACTCTGCCACCGTTGCTACCAGTGCTGCTCGGCGCAGGTCAGAGCAGGTCGGCTGACCTGGGACGACGCGGAGGCACTGGGACTTGCAAATCCGGCCCGGACGCCTGGGCCGTGGAATGATCAATTCAGAAAACTGGCTCCGAGCAAGGCGTCCAAACCCCCACAACCCCGCCCGCCGAAGGATTTGGCCAAGCCGGCGGAGCCGGGGGCGGGCGCATAACCAGAAGGAGGCACCCTATGCTGGCACTTGGGATGCGAGATGGAGAACGAGTTGTACTGCTGCTGCCCGACGGGCGACAGATCGATGTGGTCGTCGGGCGATGCACGCCCGGAAAAACCAAGCTGGCAATCGACGCACCTCAGGACATCGAGATCCTGCGGGAGAAATTACTGAACACAGAGAAAGTGAGGGTTGACGCATGAGCGTACTGGACAAGATTACGACCGAAGCCGTCCACAGACCATCGGCAATGTTCATCATGGGACCGCCTGGGATCGGCAAGAGCACGCTGGCTGGAAACATTCCCGGCATCGTCGTGCAGCCGTTCGGTCGCGAAGACACCTGGAGCCTGTTGAAACAGGCTGGAGCCGTACCCAACGATCTGCCGGTGTTGCCTAGGGCGACGAGTTGGCTGGACCTGATGATCAACCTGACCGCCTTGGCCGAAGAGGAACATTCGTACAAGGGTGTTGCGATCGACACTGCAACATGTGCCGAGTCGCTCTGCCATGAGCATGTCACCGACAGCCAGTTCTCTGGATCGTGGGACGGATTTATGGCGTACCACAAAGGTTACGATATCGCCTTAAGCGTGTGGTCCGACCTGCTCGATCGACTCGACTCGCTGCGCGATAACCGGAACATGAGCGTCGTCCTCCTGGGTCACACGAAGGTCGCGAAGTTCGCGAACCCCGAGGGCGAGGATTACGACCGCTTCCAGCCTGACCTGCACAAGAAAACCGCCGCAGCCCTCACACGCTGGTCCGACGCGGTGCTGTTCGCGAACTATTACACCGAGGTCGAGGACGGCAAGGGCAAGGGCGGCAAGAGTCGTGTGCTCTACACAGAATACTCACCGGCCTTCGACGCGAAGAATAGGCTGGGTTTGCCCGAAAGTATTGACATGGGTGCCAGTGGAATCGACGCATGGGCAAATCTAAAAAACGCAATCATGGGAGCCAGAAACAGTGCCTGAATACAAGAACGGGAAATACATCGCGGTGGTCGAGAGCCAGGGGTTCGATCGCACGGTCAACGGCTCGGAATACTTCGGGCTGGTGATCAGGCCGACGTTCTACATCGTAGATGGCATGCAGGGCGGCGAACGAGAGGTTGTCACGAACCCGTACCCGAGAGCGGTGAAGTTCTGGTTGTCGTCAGACAAAGGACTCGCCTTCGCCAAGAAGAAGTTGAAGTCGTGCGTTGGCTGGGTCGGTTCGAGTTGGTCGGAGTTGTCGCCAGAGACTCCCGGCTATGTGGATTTCACGGGACGGGAGATCAACGTGGTCAACCATCACCAACCTGGCCACACGAACCCGGACAAACTCTACGACAACTTCGACGTGGAGTTGCCGCGTGAGGCCAAGCTGACCAACGACAGCACGATCCCACAGCGACTGGACCGTCTGGGTGGCAGCGTCCCTGCAGCACCTGCAGTTGCACCAGCTGCACCGGACGCGAACATCCTGGCGATGCCGGCACCTGTGCCACCGAGCACCGACGAGGTTCCCTTTTGATGGCGCAGAAGTCTCTGCGTTTTGAACTGGACGGGTTGTCGGATCCAGCAGATCCACCGTACCAGCGTCACTCCACGACATCTCGCGACGCATCCCGGCAGATCGTGCCGAATCAAGGGAGCCTGAAGGCGATAGTTCACAACTACATCAAGAGTTGTGGCACACGCGGCTGCACAGATGAAGAGGCCCAGATCGAACTGGACATGAACCCGAGTACCCAGCGACCTCGTCGCGTGGAACTGGTTCGAGACGGGATGGTGATAGATTCAGGACGACAGAGAAAAACACGCAGCGATCGCAATGCGGTCGTCTGGATGATCAAGCAGACATAGCCCACCTAACAGGGCAACACGGTTAGCCGCCGCGATCCGACCGGATTCGACTGAGATCAGGAAGCGCACGGCAGTAGTACCGGGGCTGAGGCCGAAAGCTACTGCGAACAAATAGCCCGCGACGGAGTGTGGTACGCCCCCTGGCCGTCGCATCAAAGGGAAGTCGTGCAGAAAGAGAGAGATGTATTTCTCTCCCCTGCAGCGCCAGGGGGGTGATAGAGCGAAAGGGCAAGGATGTCGACGATGACAGGAACGGACGATGCAATGGCGATCTACCGCGCTTACCCGCGTAAGGTTGGTCGTGCCGCAGCGTTGAAGGCGATATCGAAGTCGTTGAAGATGACCTCGTTTGATGAGTTGCTGGAAGCCGTCGAAGCGTACTCCCGATCTCGTGTCGACGAGAACGGTCAGTTTCGTGACGACCGAAAGTACACTCCGCATCCGAACACCTGGTTCAACCAGCAGCGTTGGGCTGATGATCGCGAGGAGTGGACGGTCACGATCCAGGTCAACTCGGCTGATGCTTTCGAGAAGTTGCGTGTGGCGATTCGCGAACATGGGTTGATGGGGCGGGTAAAGGCAGCGGAGGGTATGGACCCGATCGTCATGGAAGCTGCAGTGCGGGTGGGCTGGCAGCGTCTGTGCGAGATGACGGAGTTCAATCGGGACAGCCTGTTTCGGTTATTCGATTCGACGTTGAAGGCGGTGGCGAGGGGCGAGGGATGAAAGTGGGTAGCCTCTTCTCCGGTATCGGTGGCTTCGAGTTGGGTCTGCAAATGGCATCCCTGGACTTCGAGATCGCCTGGCAGGTGGAGCAGGACGAGTTCTGCCAGAAGGTACTGGCGAAGCACTGGCCGGATGCCCAGCGGTGGGACGACGTGAAGACATTTCCGCCTGAGCCAGCGGAGGACTGGGCGGTAGACTTAATCTGCGGCGGCTGGCCTTGTCAGCCGGTCAGCGCCGCCGGAAGACAGAAGGGTGAATCCGATGAACGATGGTTGTGGCCCGAGTTTCTCAGAATTTGCGAGGTACTCCGACCGAGATGGATACTGGGTGAAAATGTCGGGGCTATTCTCTCAGCGCCTGATGCTATGGGACGACGAGGCGGATTGTTTGGAGGTGTACTCCGAGACCTGGCCTCGCTCGGCTATCGTGTCGAGTACCACTGCATACCGGCTGCCAGTATTGGCGCGCTCCACCGGAGAGACAGGGTCTGGCTCATCGGTAGGCTTCCCGACGCCGACAGCGAACCCACCGGGGTGGAAGAACATCGAGGTGGTCGACAAGGACGGCACGCTCCCGACGCACCCGAACCAGCGGTTCTACAACAAAGCGACGGGACAAAAGGTGCAAACAGGTCTCGAACAAGTGGTAAGGATGTTCCCGACGCCGACCAGTCGCGACTGGAAAGACACACCGGGAATGGCACTGGAGTCTGTGAACCCGGACGGGAGCCGACGGGACCGTACCGACTTGTTACCGAGGCGCATCTACGCAGATTTGCCGAAGGACCAGGATCGGCCCAGTGGCTCGTTGAACCCGACGTGGGTCGAGTGGCTCATGGGATACCCGCTCGGGTGGACAGACTTAGATCACTCGGAAACGCAGTAGTCCCCCAGGTCGTCGAGTTCCTGGGCCGTTGCATCATGGAGTTTGAGAATGATCAATAGTCGTGACAAGGGAAAGCGCGGCGAACTCGAAGCCGCGAAAGCCTGGGAAGAGATCTTCGGCGTGGAGATGCGTCGGAGCCAGCAGTTCTGTGGTCGATCCGACGAGAGCGACGACATCATCGGCCAGCCAGGCGTCTCGTTCGAGGTCAAGCGGGTGGCTCGGATCAACGTCCAGCGTATCGTCGCCAAGGCGGTTGAGGATGCCGCAGAGGGCCGGGTCGCCGTTGTCCTGCATCGCGGAGACAACCAGCCATGGCTGGTCAGTTTACAGCTGGAAGACCTGTCAGATCTCGTCGCGACCCTGTTCCAAACACTGGCCGATAACTGATGCCGTTGACAATCTTGATGGTGAACCGGATGATGAATACGACAGTTGAAGATCGCTAAAACGACCGTGCGGGCTTTGTCATGGACGACACCGAAACAAGACTCCTCAAACTCGAGGAGCGGTTAAAAGTCGAACTTGGTCTAGACGGTTTCGACGGGCAGTTATGGAAGACAATCGACGCTCACTCGCAGCGACTGACTTCAATCGACAACACGATCTATCGTGGCAACGGCAAAGATTCGCTCGTCACACAGATCGCCAAGCTTCGCACCGAGATGCGTACGATCGCAGGCGTCCTCGCCGTGCTCATGCCGGTGGGGTTCAAGCTGGTCGACTTCTTGTGGCTCTCGCACTGATCGCTGTGCCGGCTGTGGCAGCGGAGCCGGGTTGGGTTCGAGCCAGTGTTCAGGTGGCGGGCTGCTCAGGCACGGTGATCACGGCTGACGGTTACGGAGTCGGTGCCGGCCATTGTGCGAAGATGGACAAGAAGTTTTCTTGGGTTGGCTTCGACAACACCACTACCGGCAAGGGACGTTGGCTGGCAGTCGACAAGGTACGCGACCTGGCGTTGTTCAAGATCGACAAGCCGGTTCACCATGTTCCAGTACCGCGATCGATCCCGGTGGGTCCGGTGTCCGGCTGCGGGTGGCCGGAAGGGACCGGCCCCTCAAAGTTGGCGTTACGGTATTCGAGTCGAGACGAGTTCACGAACCTGGTCGGTGACCGATGGGTCTTCGGTGTCGACACTGGCGAGTTCCGTAGCGGAAACTCCGGTGGAGGAATCTTCATCGGGGACCACCTAGTCTCCGTCATGACACACGGGATTGATGACAAGTGGGTCTACGGTTGTCGCCACGAGGAACTGCTGGTGTTTCTCGGGAACGCCGAACGGGAAACCAAGGCAACCCTCCTCACGTCGAAGGTTGCTCAACCGCTGTCCTTCGCCGGCTGGGGAGATAGTGACCGCACGCGAGAGATCAAACTGCTACAAGAGAGGGTGTCTAAACTCGAGGCGTTGATTACGAGTAAACAGTCGCCGGTGCCCGGTCCCCCCGGTCCACAGGGGGATCCGGGTCCGGTTGGCTTAATAAACAGTGGGCTGAAGGATCGGCTGATATCACTTGAGGAATGGCGTACCAACTTCAAAGCGATTATCCGCGTGAAGATTGCGCCGCAAACGGAGAAATGAAATGGCTAGTACAGTAGATCTTCAGGCGTTGCTAGAGTCTGCAGCCGGTGAGCGTTTGGCGCAGCAATCGGCTGCTAATAACTCGTTTTTGCAGATGCTAGATCGGGCATTCGGGGTCAATTACAGTTCGGTGGACACGGCTGAAGCCTTCGCAAGTCGCGTGCTGATCCAGTCCAAGGATGGACCGTCAGCGTAGTGGATATTGATGCTGAAGCGGATCGCCTGCTCGGCCTGGATGAGGCCGGGCGGGAAAGGGAGTTGGTCGTCGTTGCCTTGCGTCTGGGCGAGGCGGCGAAACAGACCTGGCTGGAATTACGCCAACTCGACGAGGAGTTTCTGAATGGCATCACCAATCATCGAGGAGGGTTTCCGGGCTCACCTGAAGGGCCGGAATCGATTCTTGAACCTGTGGACGCATGACGTTGCTGAACGAATGAAGATCAGGCGAAAGGGGATCGCGGCTTCTGCTGGCCTCGAGCCGAGCTACGACGTGGGAACATACCCGTCGGAGGAGACGACGATTCACGGTGGTGGTCCTGGTATGGTCAAAACGAGTCTTCTGACTGCGGCTCTCATGGGCCTCGGCGGTGCGGGTGTGCTGGGAGCCAGTCAACTGCTGGGTGTGCTTCCCTCCTCACGGGCACATACGGCGGATGTCCAGCCCCCCGCCGCCGTGGTTCCAGCCACTGAGTTCGATATCACCGTCGAGACGGTTGACGGCAAACTCAAAGTGACCGGTATCCAAGAGGTCGAGTAATGGACTACTCACGCGTTCGCGATGACATTCAGAACGGTGACGTGCTGGCGTTTGGTTACGTCCGCTACTCCCTCTTCAGCCAGTTGATCCGTTTGTGGACACGCAGCAGTATCAGTCACGTTGGGATCGCAGTTCGATTCTACGGTCGCCTGTGCGTGATCGAGGCATTGGAGGGTCGTGGCGTCAGGGTGTTTCCGGTGAGCACCTTGCTGGCCAAGGGACGCAAGATCGTCTGGTACAAAACGGTGATCCCACAAAAGCTGAGTCGTTTTGAGATCTGCCAGTACGGTCTCTCACATTGGGGGAAACGGTACGCCAGTCCCTGGCAGTTCATTCGCAGCTTCAGCGTGCTGACCAAGTGGATCTGCGACAAGCTGAAGATCAAACGAGACACGAATGATGAGCGGTTTTTCTGTTCGGAGTTCGTCGTCAACTGTTTGCTGTCTGTGAAACTCGATATCACCGACGATCCGGCTGAGATGTCACCCGCTGACGTGATCGCACTGCCCTGTCTACTCAAACGAGGTGTCCTTGAATGGACTGGAAGTTCCAAGCGACCATACTGAGAGTTTTGGACGGGGATACCTGCGATTGCCGTATAAAACTTGGGTTTCATGTAGAGGTAAAGGAGCGTCTGCGTCTCTGCATGAGCGATGGAGTCGGCCTCAACGCTCCTGAAACTCGTGGTGTCGAGCGTGAGGACGGCCTGAACTCCAAGGCCGCTCTGATCGCCCTGCTGAAGAAACATACCAAGGACGATGAATGTGTCGTGAAGACCTTCAAGGGGACGCGTCAGGGCAAATACGGGCGTTTCCTGGCATCCCTGGAGACTAGTGATGGAGTGAAACTCTGCGACCTAATGGTGGAGAATGGACATGCGGCCAGGAAGGCATACAAATGACATGGAAGTCCCCGAAGGGGAACCCACGCACGAAGAGATCCGAGAGATGTGCGCGGAGATCCGCAAAGGATGGACGAACCTGAAGAGCCGGGACGCAAAACTAAGCGAAATAGTTCCTTGGGAGATGAAGGTGCTGAAATCCCCCAAGGGTCTGGGGTGACAGGTCACCGATCTCAGCGTCTCACCCCCGCCCGGCCAATGCGACGACGCCGAGGCTCTTCGCCCCTGAAGACCCGGCGCATCCTGTTCAGCCGTTCGGCCAACGCCTTGGTGATCCGTGGCACCTGTCTCGGACGGTAAGTACGACCCAGTCGCTTCTGGGTACGCTCCGCTTCCATGTTGCTGCGGCGCAGGGCTTCCTGCTTGATCAACTGCTCGATCTCCTTGATGCCACGACCGTTGGCCTGGAGGATCTTCAACTCGTCAGACTTCAACGGCTCCTCGTAGCTGGGGCTGGTCAACTGCCAGGCGATGGCCCCGAGGTAGAGGTCAGGCACGTTTGCCACGGGGTTGTCCATCACCTCTTTGGTGACGGTCGACAACTGCTCCCGCAACTGTTCGACAGCCTGTTCGTCACCCGCCTCTTGCGCTTCCAGCATCTTCTCGCGAGCAGGCATGTAGGTCATCGACCGCCACTTGTTGAGCACCATCAGTTCCTGCTTGCCGTCCTCGTCGAGCAGGTGCTGGGTGTGGCTCATCAGGTACTGCCGACCGTTGGCCTCACGCACCGTCTTGGGCAGCTGCAACCGGAACGCAGCCGCGTCCGACCGCTCATCGCCCATCGCTGCCCACATACGGTCTTGAGCACCACGCTGGCTGACCCGTAGGAACCGTTGAAGGATGGGCGCTGATCTCAGAACCGTGGTCGTCTTGAACTGCTCGTCCGTGTCGTCGAAGGCATCGCCCAGGATCGGGCCGGTGAACGGATGCACCACGGTATTGATGATGCCCGTCTTCTTGATCGTCCAGGCGAGCATCTTCCGGTTCGACTCCCAACCGCCGGCCTCCCAGTTACTTCGCGGGATAATGTCTCCCTTGTAGAAACGGTCTGTCGGGTTCTCGCCCGATCCGTACTGGCTCCACGCTGTCGCAATGTCAAGGTACGGATTCATGTTGGGAATCGAGTTGGATTTCAGCGAATCGTAGATGTCCTGCAGCGCCTTTGGAGGACTCCCCGCCGGTGTCTCCACATCGGTGGTTGCCTCGACGACCGCATCCATCGCGTTGCCCCACATCTGGGCGACGAAACTACGGGTCTCATCTCGTGGAATCGTCAGCCCAACTGCATGACGCTTGCCGTCAACCTGGGTGGTCCCCAACGGGATCACGTCGTAGTTGTCGACGAAGTATTTCGAGAACAGCTTGTACCATTCCTCCAGTTCGTCACCGACCGGACCCAGAAAACCGAGTGCTCCGTAACCGGCCAGCTTCACGAATGTCGTCGGTGCTATCGTCCAGACCATCTGGTGCATGATCCAGGCGGAACGGGTCTTCGGGTAATCCCCCTTGAGCAGTTGAGCGTCCCGCTGCAAAGCGTTCCAGCGAACCTTCGAGTACATCAACAGCGAGTTCGTCAAACTCGATACCAGGCCACGCTGCATGAAGTCGGGAGTACCCGAGTCCTTGCGTGTCAGAAACGCTCGCTCGCGGGTCTCGACGCCACGCTGCTCCAGTAGGTTGTAACCGGTCATCTTTCCGGCGAGTTCCTGAGCCTCGGCGTATGTCTTCAGTCGTTCCGCTCCGAGGATCTCGAAGGCGTGCAGCAGATGCCCCCACGCCGGCAATGCCTGCGACTTAAACTTCTCCAACATCGTCGGATCGTCGAGTTCTTTCAGCCTCGCGATTTCCTTCTTCGCCCGTTCCCTCGGTGACAAGTTTGGGTTCACGAAACCGGGGACCATCTGCCCTGTCTGCGATTCGATTTCCGTCAACGGAATCGCATAGGCATGCTCCTCCATCATCTGTTCGACCAGTTCGACATCTCCCTCTTCTGGTTTACCGCGAGCGAATCGTCTCGCACGGCCAGGCTTGAGTACGCCGCCACTTAGGAACTGAGCCACTCTCCCCCAGCCCATCAGCTTGTGACGTTCCTTGAGGATGTCGAGCAGCCCGATCCGCATCCGGCGACCGGCCACCTCAGACTGGGCCACCTCGACTTGGTTCGGTTCCCGGCCCTCCCTGTCTCGAATGCCCTGCAGGTACGCTTGAGCAGTCTCGTACTCCAGCCGTTTGGACTGAGCCCCGAGGTTCCGGTGGGTTCTCTGAATATCCCGAATCCAGTTACCGGCGATGAAACTCGGGTTGTACGTCACGAACAATGGGTGGAATGTCTGGTAGACCGCGCTGCTCATGAGACCGGTCACGCTCTGCAGCATCCCGATGTCATGCTGGTTGAACATCTTCACGATGTACTGGTCGACGGCGTAATACTTCATGTCGCCGTTAACGAGGACACGCATGATGTCCTGGTTGACTGGGTCCGGCAGGTCGGATTTTTGTGGCTCGACTAAGTTCCCCTTGTCGTCTCGCTTGATTATTTCCTCGTAGTCCTCTTTGAAGTAGGTCTCCATCCAACCAATCAGTTTCCCCTTCGTGCGGTTGACCTGGTTGAATCGGTGAAGTGTCACCAGCTTGAGCATCGTCGCGACGAACGGGTTGGCAACAACCCCGAACGTGCCAACCTGCTTCTCAAGCATCGGGCTGATCTTTTCGTTCTCGGTGATGTACTTCACCACCAGGAACGTCGAGTAGTTGTCGATGTTCTCGCGAAGACCGCCTGGCCCCTCGACTTTCTCGCGACTGTAGACTCCCGCTTCGACCGCTTCCTCGACGATGGGAAACACGATCTTGCGATGCCATACCAGCGACATCTCTTCGAGGTATTCAAACTGCGTCATCCGCCGACCATTTGTCGGATGCGTGATCTCGGTGCGCAATTGTTGCTCGAGATGGTTGATAGCCTCCGCAGCCGACTCCGGTGTGTGTCCCAACGGGTTGAAGACCTCGGAACGCTCCATGATGATGCGGCGCATCATTACATACTCGCCGAAGTTCTCCATCGTCACGCCGACCGCAGTCAATGGTTCGAGGATCGTTCGCTGTGTTTTCATCACCAGGGCGTGTACCGGGGCGTCGATCGTGAACATCTCGTCCAGCAACGCCTCGAACGCTCTTGATTCATCTACCGTCGCACCCAGTTTGCGTGCTCGCTTTGCCAACTTCTTGCCAGGTGCAAAACGATCGAGGATGCCCTGAGTGGCGAACTGGACAAGCGTGTCCCACCCACTCATGCGAGCGGCCTGGCGTGCCGCTGCAGACGACAGCAACGCTTCCTCGCCGCTCTGGTATCCTGCGAGGACTCTATTACTCCGGTGCTCCATCAGCTTGGCAGAGTCGCCGGCCAGCAAGTCCTGCAGTTCCTGGTACTCCTGCAGGAACTCGGGGTTCCGCGAGATGTACGCCATGAACCCACGCCAGAACTCCGGTGCTCGGTCCTTCAACTCCTTCGGTGCGACCAGCAGAACGCTCAACGCCTGGGCGAAGAGTTCTCTGTTTTCGTGGCGGTATTTTGTGTAGGCCGGCGTCGCTGTGGCTTCGTCGTAAGGAGTCCACCAGTACGACAGTTCGATCAACTCCTCGCGCAGACTGTCCTGGCTGAGTAGTTCCCGCTTGCGGATTTCTTCCTCAAGCAACTCGTGATACTTGGCCAGGATCTCTGACTGGGCGGCGTCGAGTGTCAACTCGTCCAAATTCGCCTGGACTGCTCCAGTCAGTGTCGGGAGATCTGCGGGAAGGATCCCGCTCAATGCCGCTTTGACCACTGAACTCTTGCGGTCATTCGACAACTTCTTGAACCAAGTCAGCAAGACCTTGTTGATGTCCGCGTCATCGGACGCGCGGAAGATGTTGACAATGTCCTCGGGTTTGAACGCACCACCCGAGTCGTCGATGATCTCCTGTTCGATGTCGGGATTGGTCAGCAGTCGCCTGGCCTCCTGCCGTAGCCGTGCCTTCTCGCTGGCCGACAACGGGGAGGGACCGCCGATCGTGCCAGACAGGTACTCGGCGGTGTACTTCTGCAGACCCCTAATCCGCCCCAGGATGTTGCCACGTTTCGTCGTCGCTTCACCCAACGCACTGTCGGGCAGATAGTCGATGAGGTGTCCGAGTTCGTGGCCCAGGATCTGCGTGGCCTCGGTGATGTTCTTGGCGTACAACGGATTCATCAGGATCGCAGCGGAAGTCAATTGGCCGTCGGCTCCCTTGAAGATCGCCGCCGCTTCCCTCAGCCGCTCACTCATCTCGGGGGCGCGACCTCCGAGCAGGTTGGTGGCTAGTTCGACGAGTTCCGGTAAGGCGAAACCGTAGAGTTCCATTGCCTCGCCGGTGGGTAACTCTGCGGTGGCCGGGCCGGTGTCGGCATCCTGTACGCCGAACGCGCCTGGTGCTCCACCGCGTGCAGCTGCACCGCCCTCGCGAGAAAACACTATGACTTCGACGTGGTTCGGCATCTCTGGCACATCGCGCATTTCGGCGACGATGCCGTCAAACCCCGCAGCCTCAACTAGTTGTCGTGCTGCTTCAGCACCTGGCCAGAACCCTTTGTCTTCTCCACGAAGCGCATCACGCAACGCAGCAAATACGCCACCCGAATGGGACTCCGCAGTTCTGAGATAGAATTCCCTGCCTTGCCCAAGTTCAAGACCCAGACTTTCTTCGATCAGGGAAAACAATTGGTTGTATTCTGGAGAGTTGAGAAGTGCTACGCGCTCGGCGTTTCCAGTTGTTCCCGGTTGGTCAACAATACCCTCGGCAGAAAACGGAGTTCTAAGTTCCACCACCTCTTCGGAAACAACTGCGTCGCCCGGTCTATGTTCAGCATAAATTTCGGCTGCTCGGCGATTGTCGGTGTAATATAACCCGCCACTGCCCAAACGCGCATCTGCGGGTCCAGCGTCCT